ACTGGCAGTGCTGTTGGCTTCATGGGCTACTCCCGGTGAGCGATAGCGGCTGATGCTTGCAAGATCGACTTGCGCAGGCCGTTGTAGCTGTCTGAGAGTATGAGCGCCGCGATGGCTTGACTGGTGTCTTCGGGTGCTAGGTTTGCCTGAGCTACTGCTTCGACGCAGTCCTCAAGCAGGTCAACAAAATACTCGACTCTTGATTGCATGGATCACTCCAATAAAACACTGCGAACCGCGCAGCTCGGTTAACCAACACGGCTGGGGGCTGGCCCTTACTAGCGGCTCCGTCGATCACAGCAATATGCCGGGACCAGTCCCCATGCGTCTTAGTTCACCGTCGGCGAAGTCGGCAGCAGCGCCAGCATCGCCCTCTCAATTTCATCCTTCATTGTCGCGCTTTCGTCCATCTCAATCTGCACTTCCAGCTCATCAGAAATAAACCGCAAAATCCGGCCTGCAAACAAGTGTGCCAGCGCCTCGTTCGTCAGCGCGATCCTAGCGATCTTCACGCAGAAGCCTCCACTCGATGTCGGGCCTCATGTCTTCCGCCTTCAGGTTCACACCCATCGACTTGGCCAGCATCACCAGGTGCGGCACGCGATCAGCGGGCACGCGCTTCCAGTTCGACACAGCCTGGCTGGTGATGCCGAAATGTTGGCTGACCAGTACAGGCCCGCCGAGCTTTTTGATGATGTCTTGAACGTCCATGGTCGGGCATGATACCATTGCTTTCACGGCCCGCTACAGCCCGCTAAAAACTAGCTGTTGCACGGTCGATGAAACCTGTGCTAACATCCGCACACCCTAACTCAGGAGAACAGAATGGCAGTAACCAGAACCGATCCCAACATCCCGGCAAGCGATCCACGCTTTATCTGGACCACCGGAGCTGACGTCCAGCAGACCTGGCGTCGATACGGCTGGACCCCTCCAAGCGAGACCCGTCCGCCTGTCAACGAACCCAAGCCAGAGGAAACCCGCCAGTGAAATCCCACACCGAAAAATTCATGCGCGACCTACGGCGCAACCAACGCGAACTGCCCAAGCGGAAGTTCCCCAAGATTGGCACCTTTGCCAATACCCAGGAGTACGTCGAAGCGTACTTCCAGATCAACCAGCCCAGCGAATACAGCATCTCTTGCCGTTACGTTGAAAACTACCACAACCTTTCCACACGACCACTATGATCACCGTCACATTCAATCCTTACACGCCCGAGCAGATGGCCATCTTGACCGCTGCCATGATTGCCTACACTCAGGCCATACCAGCGCCCGATGTCAAGCCCGAAGAGCCTGAGCCTGCTAATTTGCCCGGCTCCACTCCGGTCGAAGAAAAGCCCAAAAAGGCCAAGAAGCCAGCAGCCGTCGCAGTCGAAGAGGCACCCGCGCCAGCCGAAGAGGCACCCGCCATCACCCTGGAGCAGCTCCGCGCCAAGATGGCCGCAGTGAGCCAGGCTGGCAAAGGCGTTGAGTGCAAGGCCCTGTTGGTCAAGTTCGGTGCCAACAACCTGACATCCGTCCCGGCGGAAAAGTACAGCGACCTGATGGCCGCAGTGGAGGCTTTGAAATGACCATCGCAACCATCGTCATCACCGACATGCCTGACAACCAGTTCACCATCGAAGGCAAACTGGACCGGCCCGAGGCCATTAACGAGCCGCCCACACCGGCTCTCATCATCCTCACCTACCTGAGTTCCCGTATGAAGGAGATCAGCGACGACGCCATGGCTTGGTACAACCAGATGGGAGCAGTGGAATGATCCCGACAACCAAACTGCGTTTTGTTGAGCGCAAGATACTTGTGCCGTTTAAGGATTACGAAAACGTAAGGGAATCAAAAATAGTTCCCATCCTCCAGCAATGGTGGGAATCGAAAATATGGGCGCAGGGCGAGTGGATTGTGACTAGGAGCGAATGGCGCGATGTGCCAATTGAAAAGGAGCAAACATGAAAACCCTGGCCATCATCCCCTTCATGTTGGCAGCGTGTTCAAGCACGCCGCCCCAGCAGCACGAACAGAACACCGCGCTGGTAGTCGAGCGCGAGATCAACGTGCTCACACGCAACGAGGTCATCAACGGGGTCAAGGAATGCGAAGGCAGTGGCCTGCGCCCCGTGATGGTCACCGCGCGCCGCCGGATCAACGGCTTTCTATCAACCGCACCAGTCGATGTGACCTGCGCACCGAGGTATGACAAATGACAGCACACGCAAAGCTGAGCGCCAGCGGAAGCGCCAAGTGGTTGGTCTGCACACCAAGTGCAAACCTGGAAGCCACACTGCCTGACGAGGACAGCGAGTTTGCCAAAGAGGGCACCTTCGCCCACGCCGTGTTTGAGCAGGCCCTGCTGATGATGCTGAGCCGTCCGACCGAGCCATTGCCAAAAGAGCTTTTGCACTTCGACACTGCTGAGCTGCGCGAGTACGTGGCCGAGGCGGTGAACGTCGCATGGGACCGGATCAACGACGCGTACACACGTTGCAAGGACCCGGTCATCCTGGTTGAGCAGCGGCTGGACTTCAGCATGTGGGTACCCGAAGGCTTTGGCACCGGCGACCTGGTGATCATCACCGACGGCCTGGTCGAAGTAATGGACCTGAAGTACGGCAAAGGCATCTACGTTGACCCCATGGAGAACAGCCAGCTCCGGCTGTACGGCCTGGGTGCCTACTACGAGCTGTGCCACCTGTACGACATCCAGCGCGTCCGCATGACGGTTCTTCAGCCACGGTTGTCCAACTTCCGCAGCGAAGAGCTATCAATGGACGAGCTTTTGGATTGGGGCAAGCAAGAAGTCATGCCCCGCGCTAAGGCGGCGTGGGTAGGCGCGGGCGAGTTTGTGCCGGGTGACCATTGCCGTGACGGTTTCTGCCGTGCCAGGTACGTGTGCCCGGCCAGGGCGCAGGCATCGCTTGAGGTAGCCAAGACCGAGTTCTCCAGCCCGGTGCCGCCAGCGGTTGAGACTCTGACGATGGATCGCATCGCGGCCCTTCTGCCCCAGGCTGACATGGTGATCGACTGGTTCAACGACCTGAAGGCGCATGCGCTGAAGCAGGCAGTCGAGCACGGCACCACGGTGCCCGGGTTCAAGGTCGTCGAAGGCCGGTCCAACCGGAAGTATTCAGACCACGACGCGGTGGCTGCCAAGCTGAAGGACAGCGGCATCCCCGAAGAGATCATGTACGAGCGCAGCCTACTTGGCATCACTGCCATGGAGAGCGCAATCGGCAAAAAGAAGTTCACCGAATTGCTTGGCGACTTGGTCGTCAAGCCTGCCGGTAAACCAACGCTGGTGCCCGAAGGGGACAAGAGACCAGCACTCGCCTTGGCTGCATCCGCAGCCGAGGATTTCAAAATCGCAAACTAGGAAAACAGTATGTCAAAAGTTATTACCGGTAAGGTCCGCATGTCCTACGTCAACGTCTTCGAGACGAACGACAAGGGCAAGTACAGCGTCTGCTTGCTCATCCCCAAGGGCGACAAAGACACCCTGGCCAAAGTGAAGACCGCAATTGAGTCGGTGAAGGCCGACCCCAAAGCAGCCACCACCTGGGGCGGCAAGTGGTTGGCCAGTTTCAAGTCACCCCTGCGTGACGGCGACACCGAGCGCGACCTGGCGAAGAACCCCGAATACAAGGGCCACTACTTCATCAACTGCAACAGCGGCCAAAAGCCTGACGTGGTTGACACCGCACTCAATCCGATCTTGGATAAGTCCGAGGTGTACAGCGGCTGCTTTGGCCGCGCGTCGGTCAACTTCTACCCGTTCAGCGTGGACGGCAACAAGGGCATTGCAGCAGGTCTGAACAACGTGCAGAAGCTGGGAGACGGTGAACGTCTGGGCGGCGGATCGCGCGCAAGCGACGACTTCACTGCGGTCGAAGAAGACTTTTTATCTTGAAAGGAAATTAAAAATGTTTTATCCAATCCATCTCACCGAAGAGTCCATCAACGCCGTCATCATTGCCTTGCGTAGGCTGCCACATGACCAGGTCCACGATCTGGTTATGGACATCGCTGCCCAACGCGACCAAGCGATGGCTAAGGTAGAGCCAGAGCTGGGGCCAGAGGTCGAAGCAGAGTAACCCGGAGGGGGAAAGCCCAGGCGAGTACCCCGCCTCCTATGACCAACGAACAACTGTGGGTTTTGGTGAAGCATTACGAACGCCTCATCGCCCTTTTACTGGAGCAGTTAGATGACGACAAGAGAAAAGATACTGGGCACCGTTGAAGAGGCTTTGTTTCTTGACCCTGCTGATTACGATGAGGCGATCATCGGCGTCGCATACCGCTTTGGCATGCTGCCGGTGGTGGCTTATGACCGCACCAGGGTGATTGACCTTTTGGCCAGGGACATGTCACGCGAAGACGCGGAAGAGTTTTTTGAGTTCAACACCATCGGTGCTTGGGTAGGCAGGTTTACGCCCGTGTTTATCGATACGAGACCTGCCGAATGACCACACTACGAATCGACTTGGAAACGTACAGCGACGTCGACCTGAAGAAGTGCGGCGTGCATAAGTACGCCGAGTCGGACGCGTTCGAGGTCATGCTTTTTGGATACAAGTACGGCGATGGTCAGGTCAACGTCATCGACCTGGCCCAGGGCGAAGAGCTGCCCGCCCACATCATCCGAGCCCTTTACGATCCCAAGATTCTGAAGACCGCGTACAACGCGGCCTTCGAGCTGGCTTGCCTGGGCAATTACCTGTTCAACATGCTTGACGTCACCCAGTGGCGTTGCACCAGCGTTCACGCCTTGTACCTGGGAATGCCAGGCAACCTAAACGACGTGGGCCGCGTGGTCGGTCTGTCCCCGGACAAGCAGAAGATGTCCACTGGATGGAGCCTGATCAAATACTTTTGCCTGCCATGCAAACCGACCAAGGCAAACGGTGGCCGCACGCGCAACCTGCCCCACCACGATCCGGCCAAGTGGGCTTTGTTCAAAGAGTACTGCGCCAGGGACGTTGATTCCGAAGACGCCATCGCAGAGAAGCTGGCCAAGTTCCCCGTGCCAGACAAGGAGTGGAAGCTCTGGCACCTGGACCACCGCATGATGACCCAAGGCGCAAAGCTGGACCACGACTTGGTCGAGGCTGCCATCGAGTGCGACGGGATCGTGCGTGCCCGCACCTTGGCCGAGGCTGAGAAGCTCACCGGCCTGGACAACCCCAACAGCCGCGACCAACTGCTGAAGTGGTTGCAAGAGGAAGAGGAAGACGACACCATTGTTGACCTGACCAAGAAAACCGTGCCCGGCCTGTTGGCCAACACCGACAGCGCCGTCGTGCGTCGGGTGCTTGAGCTGCGCCAGGAGCTGGCCAAGACAAGCGTGTCCAAGTACCACGCCATGGCCAGGGCGATGTGCGCCGACGATTGCGTGCGCGGGCTGACCCAGTTCTACGGTGCCAACCGCACTGGCCGCTGGGCTGGCCGGATCGTGCAGGTGCAAAACCTGCCACAGAACAAGCTCAAAGACCTGGACCTGGCGCGCGACCTGTTGCGCAGCCGCCAGTACGACCTGCTGGAAATGCTCTACGGCAACGTGCCTGACACGTTGTCACAGCTCATCAGGACGGCTTTTATCGCCCGGCCAGGGGCTACCCTCATGCCGGTCGATTTCAGCGCCATTGAGGCCCGTGTAATCGCCTGGTTGGCATGGTGCATGTGGCGTCTGGATGTGTTCAAGACCCACGGCAAAATCTACGAGGCGTCGGCAGAGCAGATGTTCAAGCTGCCGCCTGGATCGGTGACCAAGAAGTCGCCCTACCGGCAGAAGGGCAAGATCGCCGAGCTGGCCCTGGGATACCAGGGCGGAGCCGGTGCCTTGAAGACCATGGGCGCGTTGGCCATGGGCCTGACAGAGGACGAGCTGGGCCCCATCAAAGACGCCTGGCGCGCAGCCAACCCGGAGATCGTGAAGCTCTGGTACGCGGTCGAGGAGAAGGCCAAGCAGGCGGTAAGCCGCCGCACAAACGAGGTCCTGGCGATTGCCGATGGTTGCGCCGAGCTGCGCTTCACATGGGAGTCGGGCTTCCTCACGATCACCCTGCCGTCGGGGCGCAAGCTGTTCTACGTCAAGCCACGCATTGAGTCCGAAGACTTGATCCGTGAGCTGGCCAGCGGCGCGAGCTTTACCGTGGCCCGTGCCGGGTCGTTGACATACGAGGGCATGGACCAGAAGACCAAAACCTGGACCAGGCTGCCCACCTATGGAGGCAAGCTGGTGGAGAACATCACCCAGGCCATTGCACGCGACTGCCTGGCTGAGTCCATGCTTGCCCTGGACGAGGCTGGCTACTCGCAACTGTTCACCGTCCACGATGAAGACATCGTCGAGACAACAGACCATGACGCCCTGCCCAAGATCGAAGAGATCATGGGGCGGGACATCGCATGGGCACCCGGTTTGCCTTTGCGGGCAGACGGATTTTCAACCACCTACTACATGAAGGAAACAGACTGATGAGCGCAGACAAAAAACAAGTGGGCGGCACCCACTACAAAGACATGCCGGTGCAGCCCTGGACCGTGATGCAGGCCGTTCTGACCGAGGAAGAGTTTCGCGGTTTCCTCAAAGGCAACATCATCAAATACGGGATGCGGTCGGGCCGCAAAGATGGGACCGATGACAGCGGCAAGCTCCAGCACTACTTGGAAAAACTCGCCGAAGTGGAGAAGCCGTCATGGGCTTAAAAACACTAGGCCCGGCTGACCTGGCCAAGCTCTTGCGCAGAAGCGAAGAGACCATCAAGTCAGACGCACGTCGCCGACCAGACGTACTGCCACCGCGCTTCCGGGTGCCCGGCAGCAGGCGTCTGGTATGGCTGGAATCCGACGTCATCGCATGGATCGAGAAGATCAATGACAAACGAACAACTTGAAGCAGCAACGGCCAAGCTGGCGGAGCTGCGTGGCCCAGGCCGCGCTACCGACCAGCAGCTACGCCAAGAAATCAGGGAGCTATACCAGGCATTGCAAGCCCTGGATTTTGTATTCAACAAGGAGCTACCGACATGAGCTGGAACCCGTATAAACGAATTGCCCATCTGGAAGAATTGACCAAAGAAATGATGCGCTTTTGTTCAGACCTTAGCGCACGCCTGCACGTTCTGGAGCACAACCAAACTGCCGACTTGTTGACTCGCGAGGAAGCCCAAGCGCAGGCCGACAAGCGCGTGCGGGCCAACGCCGCCGCCCGGAGGTATTACGCTAAAAGAAAGGCGGCTCAATCGTGAGACACGTCATCTACTTCTTCCGAATGCTGGGCTTCGTATCAACCCTAATAGTCGTGTGCTTCTATCTCGGCTATAAAACCGCTCAACCGCAATGCCGCACCGTGGCGGCGTTGTTTACGGAGCAGTGCAAATGACCACTAACATTCACACACCAGCATACAAACTATACGAACCGCCCAAGCCTGTGGGCTACTGGATTCTGTACGCGCAAGTAAATCCCCAAACGAGTTTTGCTATGTACCACAAGCCAACGCCTGAGCAGATTGAAAACACAACCAAGCTACTGGGCTGGACATGGAAGGATGCGGAATGAACGACGACGAGCTTGACGACCTGGCAGTCACCGCCATTTCGGTTATTGCTTTTATCTTTTTCATTGCCGGTATCGGCGCTTTTGTTTGGTGGGCAATCACATGATCCAAGTCATATACATCCCGGTTTTGTTTCTTTGTATGAACGGTCATTGTGAATTCATGCAAACGCAAATTTGGTTCAAGTCCGAACAGCAATGCCGCGCCGCGATAGATGAGCAGAAAGATAACCTACGCAAGATGGCGCTCAAAGGCGGGCAGATGATCACGCAGATCGAAGGCACTTGCGTAACAGCGAAGAATGGAATGCTATGAAAACACCAGAGGATGAAGCCTGGGAAGAGATGGAACGCAAGCAGGGCGCGGGTGGGTTCCTGGCCAAGCGTGCGATGGCGGCTGACAAGTTGCACTGGTCTGACTGTGCGGTGCATAACGCGCCAGCCTATCCCGCTGGTGAGTGTGATTGCGGTGGAGCGCAACGCGTTGACGACGATGACGACGACACCCAAGACTACAAAAAACCGTGGCGCGGGCTGACCGACGAGCAGCGCCTGGCCGCACTGGTAGCGGTAGACCCGTTAACGGCAAGACTGCCAAGAGGCTTCAAACTGTTTGCCGAAGCGATTGAGAAACTACTGAAGGACCAGAACGAATGACCATATCTCGACACCCCGCGATCCGCGCGCACTTGTTGCGCAACCCGGACGGTCTTACCGTGCCCGACCTGGCGGATCGCACTGGCACGGCTGAGGATGGCGTCAGGCGCGCCTTGACCCAAATGGCCGACTGCTACATCGACCGATGGATCGGACCCAACAGGGGCCAGTATGCAGCCGTGTGGGTGGCGGTGCCAATCCCAGAAAACTGCCCGCCACCGGGCTAGTCTTTCTCTTCGCCTTCCAGGGTCAAGCCTTGCTTGAGGTTGCGCTTTTTCTCGCGCAGTTTTTCTTTTTCTACTTCGGCTGCTTCGTCGCTGATCGCGCCTTTGTTTCGCAACCGGTTGAGCTTCTTCATCTGGATGTCAAGCTCACGTATCAGGCCCTTCGTCTGCGACTTCTGAATCTTCTCTGAAGTATCCAGGTCGATTGGCCGGGCCTTGATACCCACTGTCTGCAAAGCCGCGTAACCGGGAGTTATCGGCACACCATCTTTGCCCATACCCGTGTACTCAGCCAGACCGACATTCACAGGTTGGCCGGTGACGTTTGCGACCACGTTCATGGCGCGCTCAAAATGGGTATTGCCCACGGCGATGGCAGGCGTCATCTGCTTCCACATCCAGGCCAGGCGCTTCTGCGCAGCTTCTGCGCTGGTGTCCGTTTTTGACACGACGTCCTGGCCACGGAACGTGTCCTTATTGAACAGCATCGCCGAAGCGATGGTGAGGATCGGGCTGTTGGGCGTGATCGGCGCGAGCAGAGGAATGCCGCCTGCGTTATTGTGCGCGTCGAACAGATCACCACCGGGGAATATTCGGCTGACATCAAGGAACACGGGCAAATTGGTTAGGTCATCCATACCCAAGCGGATCGTTTTCTCTGTGCCCAGGGCCAGGCTTGCGCCCTTCATCCATTCAGGCAAAGCCTTTCGCTCTTGCTCTTCTTTGTCTTTGACTTGCTGGCGGAAGTCAGGGTCGGTCATGTAACGCTGGATCACAGTCCACCAGTCCTCGTCATCACCACCGCTAAGGCCAGCAGCAATCGAGTACATGATCGCGTTGGCCGTGTAGATCGCAACCGCTGGGGCTGCATATCGGAACGGGTGCTCCAGTGCCGTGTTGGCCAGGGCCGGTACGACCTTGTACGTGTAAGCAAAGAAGGGCAGACCCAGGGGCATGTCTCGCAAGAAGCGCGCGCCCTTTGGCATGTCGTCGTAAGAGAACATGTACTTCAGCGAGTAGTCGACCGCATCGTCCGGGTTCAGGCCGCGATTGCGTGCATCGCGGTAGATCATGTAACGGAAGAAGTCGTCTTCGGCTGCGTATGCTTTGCCCAAGGGTTTGCGCAGCCACAAAGACAGCGCATTCCAGATCATGTCGACCGACTGCTTGGCCTTGCTCTCGGACATCTGCGCCAGCGCGCGCAGTTGCTCGGGCATGGCGTCCATCAGCTCAGCCCGGTTGAACGTGCCACCGAAGAGACCAGCCTCTTTGGCTTCGTCCACCATGGCGTTGCCCTTGACCAGGTCTGCAATTGCGCCCACGTATTTGTGGCCGTCCCAGTAAGACACGCCAGCGAAGTGAGCCATCGTCAAGTTCGACAGCACGTTGTTTGCGTGGGCTACTGGGTTGAGGACGGTCTTGCCCTCTTTCCACATCGACAGACCTTTCATGTAAATCTTGGTCAGGTCGTTCTGCATGTTCGTGTCAAACGCAACCAGTTGATCCAAAATCTCAGCGGGCACCCACTTACCTGCCAGCTTGCCGTAACGCTTGGCAAAGGTGTCTTCCACGTTTGTGGCTGGCACCTGGACGTAGCCGGGTTGCTCGGTCCTGCTTGCGTAGTTGCTGGCCAGGTTTTCGTACAGGCGGCCCAGTGCGATGTCGCGTTGGCTCTTGTTGTAGCCCATCACGAAACGGAACATCGAGTCACGAATTTCGCCCATGTCGTCACGCTCTTTGCGCGTGTAGTCACGCCAGACGGTGATCTGGTCATCGACCGCCGGATCGAAAGTATCGTCACGCACTTCCCATCCGTTTGCTTCCCAGTCTGCCAGGTCTGCAACGGGCACGCTCTCGAACATGCCGCGTGCCTTGAGGCTGCTGCCGCCGATACCCTGCATGGTCTTCTTGCGTCCAAGCAATCCCTTGACTGCCTTCATCCAAGCCTTGGCTTCGTCGCCCAGCTTTTGCTCATAGAAGCGTGGCAGGTACTTGCCGTCCCAGCGGCCAGCGGCCCCTGGCGAAAGCATGCCCAGGCGGACCAGCTCTGCCGATTGCTCAGACATGATCGACTGCATGGTGGCCGCGATCTCCAGCACGCGCTGGGGCGGCTTGGCACCGCGCTTCAGCTCGCCTTCGATCACATCGCTGACCATCTGGCGCTCCTGTTCCGGCAGGTCCTTCATGTTCTTGGCCACTTCGACAGTCAGGTTCTGAGCCTTGTCGATCTCCATTCGCATCTTGCGCATCGCGCGTGACAGCTCCGGGCTGACAGGCTTGAGGCCGACCAGGTCGAGCACGTTGCTTGCCACGTCTGCCGCAGCACGGTAAGCCTTGGCACCCGCGCCGAAGCGGAAGCGCCCGGTCTCGTCGCGGCTGAGCAACCAGCCTTCGGTCTCTTTGCCTACCGGCTGGCGCTGGCTGAACACAATCGGCGCGCCGGTGACGTCTGTGTCCTGGCCGAACTTGACGTTCTTGGCCAGGACCAGGGGGCCAACCTGGATCACTTCGTCCGCGCTGAGCACGGGGCGCATGGTGTCGCGGTCGTAGAAGTAGCTGTGGCGGAACGGGTCCATGCCGACTTGGGTCCAGGCCGGATCGTTCATGGCGGCCTCAGCCCGGGCCTTGGCGTCTTCTTTGCTGATGGGTGACCACTTACCCAGCATGGTGGCAATCGTGCCCTTGGCGGACCCCGTAGCGATCTTGGCTGCGGCCTTCTGGTTCATGCCAAAGGTCACGTCCTTGAGAGCGGCCACCGACTCATATCCCACCACCGGGCCAGCGTCGTATGCAGACTGCACTTCCCGGTTGGTTGACTTCGGCGTGTGGACGCTGACCACCCAGGCATCGTGCTCCTGGTATGAAGGGATGTCCAGGCGGAGCTGAGCCCAGTCACCCATCTTCAGTGTCATGGAAGGCAGGCCGTACTTGGCCGCCTTCTCGGGGCTTTGGCCGCGCCCGTGTTCCAGGGCGTATCGGGCGTCTTTGGGCGTCGTAATGGCAGGCACCGCAGCATAGGGCTGCACTGGCCGCAATTCGTCCACCATGCGGTTGTATTCCGTCCTGGTGATCTTGCCTGCTTGCAGGTCCGCCACGGCTTGCTGGAGCTGTTCTGTTCGCTTGAACCGGTCGGCGCTTGTGCCTTCCACCCGGCTGGCTTCTGCGTTCTTCTGGCCAGCTCGGCTGAAAGCTCCGGTTTCAGATATAATCGGGGCGGAGGTTCCCATGAAATTCGATTTTGACTCCTTAGCCCCAGGCACTATGTTTTTTGACTGGAACGAAGTGCCGGTGACGGTCTCGCCAGATTGGCGCTCGGCCACCGCTTGGCTACCGGCTCCCTCCCCGCGCAACCCTTCGGACGTGCGTGAGAAAGCCGACCCAGTTGACCGGGCTGAATTCAAGCGCGTGTTCGACGCCTGCGCCGCCCGGCCAAAGTTTGCGCCCTCGGCGTAAATCTGCTTCTGGATGTCAACCATCTTGGTCTTGACCGGGCTGGCTGGCATCTCGCGCTCGAACGCGTAAATCTCATGGCCGAGGTTCTTGGCAGCCAGCATGCCTGGCGTGCTGATCTGGATTTCGGCAACCGTGCCATCGTCCAACACCACGTTGGTCAGCACATCCTGGTAACCGGTTGACAGCGGCTTGCCCGCCAGGGTTTCACCCTTGTCGTTTTCCAGGTCAACCGACAAGCGGTTCTTGATCCGATCAAACTTGTAGACCTTGCCGATCTCGTCGATTACCCGCTGCGCATCCTCTGGTGTTTCCACCACGACGGTGCCGCGCAACAAGTCTTTCATGGTGGCCGGGTCGTATCCGTTCTCAGTGGCCAGCTTGGTGACCGCACGGAATGGCTTCTTGATCCCGGGCTTCTTGGCGTAGCCGCCGACGGTTTCGGCAATCTTGTCCAGGGTCGTGTCGAACGCGGGCTTGTTGCGCTCTGCCGCCGCAAACAACGGCTTCAGCAGATCAAGGCCGTGCGCGCGATCCGCAGCCGACAACGGGTCAGGCGGCTCGGCTTTCTTGTACTTGGCAATTGCTTCCCTGGCCTGGGTGACCGTGCTGGATTTGAGCACGTCTTCCGGCTTGAGGTCTTGCCTCAAAGCAAACGACACTTTGGTGCCCGGCATCAGGTGTTGTAGGCCACCGCTGGCCAGGTACGCTTTGAACGCGGCTTGGCCTTTTATGACACGCTCTTTGCCACCGGCGTCGGTGAACTTGTACGTGCAATCGGCCATGGTTTAACCGCCCAATTCTTGGTCGATCAGGAGCATGCCAGCCTTGTCTTGATCGACAAGCTGAATGCGTGCCAGCAGGTCGCCGTATTCGCCCACACTGACCCGCTGGATTTCAAGGAATTGCAAAAGAAACTGCTGGACCACCGGATCGTCCGAGGTGTTGCTGTACCACTCTTTATAATTGTTGTACAGCTCCAGCTCGGTTTCGTATCCGGTCTCAATTGCGTCGCTCAGAGTTTCGATGGTTTCATTCATCGCTTCGATCACGGGCACCTTGGCCACGGTTCCAACGTCGTTCTGAAAATCAGCGTGGAGCTGATAATGCTTCAACTCGTCTTTGCTTTCTCTAAGAAAAAACTTAGCCGTGCCCAAGTAACCCAGGCGCTGAACCTGATTGGCAATGTGCTTGTACAGGTTGGCCGCGTACAGCTCGGAATGGACCGCATCGTCTAGCATCTTTTTGCAATCGGCGGAGATGATCATTTTAGGTAGCATGGCGGGTCCTTGTTAGCAGTTGATCTCAACCAGGCCGGAGTCGTCCAGCTCGGACAGGATGTCGAGGAAGTTTTCGTGGACGTATTTTATTTGCGCGCCGTCCGGGCGCGATTCGATGGCAGCCTCGGCCCGGGTCTTGGCCAGGCCGCGCTTGTTCAATCCTTCAAAGATTGATTCGAGGGGCGTGTTGGCGTGGACGAAAGTTTCCCGCTCTGCTCCTTGGATCGGGCCGCTTGGGCCGTTCGTTCCGCTAGTCGGCTGATTTGTTCCCGCGACCTGCTGGCCAGCCACTTGTCGTGCTGGTCCTGGTCCAGGTTTGGCTGCTGTGCGTAGTCGTCGTTCATTGAAGCCCTCTTTCTTTAGCAGTGATTCTGCCGCACCTGCGTAGTCTTGGCTAGTCACTCTGAGCCTTACGCCCAATTTTTTATACAACTCTTGTTCAGGATACCAGATCAGGGCTTGCAAAGCTGCCGGTGGCACGCGCTTGCCCGTCTGCTCCTGGACCATGTCAACCATTTGGCGGACCACGTCGCGTAGGCGCTGGCGCTCACCGCCGCTGCCGGGAGCATCTGTGGGCTTGTCAGCCGATTTAATGATGGTGTCGGACGCACCCACCAGGGCGGTCTTGATTCGCGTTCCTGAGTCGAATGCGGCCCGCTCCTTGATGAACTGGCGGTTGTGCAGGCTGTGTACCTGGCGGGCCAGGGCGATTGCGCCTTCGTCAGATTCCATTGCAGCCTGGACCACAGCCGGGTCAAACTGATTTGCGTACACACCCACGTTGGCCGGGCCTTTTTCAGCGATGGCCGCGCGCAGCTTGGCCACTTGCTTGGGGAACAGCTCAGCGTCAAACGCTGGCAAAGTTCCGGCCAGTCGACCGACAGTGCGCATGAACCACATATCCATCGTCACCGGTTCAAAGTTGCCGCTCAGGTTGCTGTAGAAACCAAAACCAATTTTGGGTCCAAAGATGGCAGAGCCCAACAGCTTCTCGTCCATAGACTCGCCGCCGATTGAGTAGCCCATGGTCTCCAGCTCGCGCTTGGTGAATTCGGTTTGCAAAAACCGGCGCAGCAGATCAGGCCCCATCTTCGCCAGCACGTCGTTGGCCAGGGCAAAATTGTTTGCCATGGCAGGGGCTGATTTGCCGGTGCCGACTTCTGGGAATTTGCCTGTCTTGCGGAATTGCTCGTACTGAGAAGACGCGTACTTCAGGTTGTCTTCGACGTTCATCGTTTGCGACGATATGGCGGTGGCTATCAGGAATGCGTTGCGCGCGTTCTGGTCAGTGTTCAGCTCTGGATACTTAACCGCCATGATGCGCAAGGTCTTGGCCACGGTCTCGTCGTACCACTCGACTGCGTTGCCCGCGCTCTTGATTGCAGCCACGGCTTCAGACGCCAGGAGCTTGGCCAGGGTGGTGCGATCTGCTGGCTTGTTGATGTCTAGCTTAGGCAAGCCGGTGGCGGCCCGGCGCTGATCCAGCCACTGCACCACTTCAGGAATACCGCCAACAACTGGTGCCTGGAATGCTTTGTCTTTCACGCCTCCGGTCATCAGTGGCAGGGCCGTGGCGTTGTACTCGGCTGCCGACAAACCGATCTTGTCTGCCACGTCTTTGTAGACCTTGGAATCGGTAGGCGGGGCTTCTTCCTCCTTTGCCGAGAATCGCACTTCGCTTCCGATCCGCTTCAGCTCAGCGTTAGCCGCGTCGCGTTGCTCGGCTGGTACTTCCAGATTGCCCGCGCGCACGCGTGCGCCTGGGATATTGGACGTGTCGATTTGGCTCAGCTCTTTCGACATGAGCCCCTTCTTGAGTACGCTTGGGGCTGCGTTTTCGACAGGTGCTGCTGCGGCTGGCTGGCCTATGGCTTTGACCGGAACGGTCTTGTGCTTTTGGCCAAGCAGTACGACGGCTGATTGGTTGTTGCCAAACGGCGCAATGTAGCCGTCAAAACCGGCGTTGATGACAGCAGACTCAAACGCGTTTGCGTCTGGCTGCGGTTTTATGATCCGAGTTTGTGGATCGTAGATGTTGTCCAGCCGGGTTTCGTGTGCGTACCCGCCGACGCCCGATTCGGGGCGAATACCTGCGCCCTGGTCAACATAGAAGTAGATGCGGTTTTTAAGTCGAGGATCAGTGCTACGGTCCAAGCGATCACGTTCTGCGCCCTTGAGTCCTTGGCCATAATAGGCTCCGCTTAACGATTGACGGGGAGTCGTTGAGTAGTGTCTGCCGACAACGGAGATGGCTCCTTGGCGGGCTGTTCCGTAGGCTGGGGTCGGACCGCCCCCATTTTCACTAAAGCCTCGTCCACTTGGCGCTGGTGCGCTTGGTAGGTTTTCACTTCCTGTGACGATACTGGTCGGTGCATTTTCTTCTCCTTGCCGCAAGCTCATCGCCGGGGGCGTGGTGGTTGGTGCAAGCTGTTGAAGCGTGCCATTGCGGTATGCCACCAGGGCATCACGCGCAACCATTTTAGCCCGATTCAAATCCTTGAGATAGCTGTCGACTTTTACCGATTCCAGATTAGACCGGACACGCACGCCTTTTAGACGGGAGATCATTCCGTCCAAAATGCCCACCCACTTGGTTACGAATCCACCAAAACCCTGGGGGTCTGCCTTGGCTAAACTGGCCAGGAAACGCTTGTCGGTCGCCCGGTTGCCCATGAAGTCAGCAGACATTTCCGACCTGGTCTTTGGAGCGGACAGCATTTCGGTGATCCGGGCTTCGCGCGCGACCGGGTCTTGAATTGCGTCCAGCTCATCCTTGTTCAGGAAGTTGCTGACGTACGCGCGTTTGCCATCGTCCGACATGTCGTCAAACAAGCTGTGAATAGAGGCGACGTACTGTTGAGCTGGTGTGTCAGTGCGACCGGCTGCCGTGTCGGCAGCAGCAATCCGCTCGGCGACGTGAAAGCTCTCGTGGAAAGATGAATGCGCGATGCCCTTTTGCGTGTCGGTGTTGACCGCAATCACGCCGCCAAGCTCGAAGCCGTCTGCCCCGGTGGGGTCGGTATAAGCCACGACCTTGTCGGCCAGACCGACGCCGCCAAGAGCGTCGGCAATGACGTTTACGGCTGCTTCGTTTTCTGGAGTAGGCGCGGCAAGGACCGGGACTTCCACGTTATGGACGGCTGCTGCGCGGTCCAGGCGGGCTTGAAGCTCGGCTCTGGCAGTGGCTCCAGTTCCCGTAACAGGGGCGTCAGACACCCGCCCTTGGGCGTCGCCCAGACCGAACGTGGTTCTGCTTGTGTCGAGTGTTTCACCTGAGTAGGATACCGCACTTGGTGCTTGCGTTGTCTGGGGCGCGGCTTGCTGGGTAAAGGCACCCGGCTCAGCCTGGCGCGCGGTCAGCTCAATGGCAGCACTGCGACGCGAGATCGGAGCGATGCTCTCGTCGCCAGCCATCGTTTGAAGCTGGTCGTCGCTGATGTTTGCAACCGGTGTGCCTTGGATGGTTTGCGGGCGCGGCGCGTTCAGGCGCAGCTTGTCGAACCCCATCTTCTGTTCCAGGTCGGGGTTGATGCCAGCGGCAGCTTGCTGTTCCGGCACTGTCGCAGCTTGCTGCTCCGGCACCGTAGCGCCGGTCATGGTGGGTTCTACGCGGTCGGGGGTGACCGGCATTTCAGCGCCGGTGAAAGCAGGCTCAACGCGGTCGGGGATGACCGGCATTTCAGCGCCGGTGAAAGCAGGTTCGGCCCGGTCGGCTGCGGTAGCCATCTCTGTGCCAGTCAGGCCAGGCTCAGCTCGGTCAAACCCGGCAGCCATCTCTGTGCCGGTCAGGGTGGGCTCGGCTGGCAACACTTCGCCTGGGATCGCCTCGCCCGTCAGGGTGGGCTCTAGCATTTCGCTAAGAGAGCCGGACAGGTTATCCGCAGCCGTGGCCGCATCACCCGCTGTGGTGGATTGCTGAAGGTCTGCCTGGTCCTTTTGAGCGCGGACCTGATCTTCGTAGGCGCGCGACGCTGCCATCGCTTCGGCCAAAGGCGCAAAGGCCCGGTCCTGATAGGCTTGGACCGCGCCTTCCATTTTTGCCACGTTGGCGTTGAACGCGCCAGGGCTTGCAGACAAAGCGCGGCGGGCTTCCAAATCGGTTGCCTCGGCGTTTGCCTGACGTGCGTCCACGTCAGCTTGGAATGCATTGGCGAATTCACGTTGGCCAGATTTGAACGCGGCGGCTGTATGGGGTATCGCCAGCGGTCCTTCCATGGCCGCGCCCAAAACGGCGGCTTCGGCAACACCATCAAGCAGATCGGTATTTTTTCCTTCGACGAATTTGTCTACGCCGTTTTGAATGATCTGAGTTGAGGCTTCTTCGATTGCCCCGGCTACGGTTTGGCCAGTAACGGCTTTGCCAGTGGCTGCAAAAGCCTTGCCGATTGATTGAACAGTAGGCGCTTGCAAACTAAGGGGGAGCTTAGAAAGCGCCGCCATGCTGTGATCAAAAACACCAAAGGTGATGTGCTCACCTAAGATTTCGGCTCCGCCTTTAAGCAAAGCCCCGGTCGAGCTGTCGCCTTCTCCATACGCTTGGCCAGCGGTTTGCGCTCCCATCATCGGCAATACAAATGGCCGCGCAACTGGAAACACCGTGGCCACAAAATTCTCGACAATGTTTGGTGCCTGGGCAACCATATTCAAACCAAGCCATTGACCAAACTCGCCTTTTTTCCAGGCTTCGGTCATAGGTTGCTTGCCTTCTTCCGGCATCGCGCTGTTGGCTGTTACGGCCAATCGATCAGCCCAGTCGTATGTTGGCGCACGAACGCCCTCATCTCCAGCCAAGCCAGTTACCCTGGCTGCAAAATCCACAATCGTCGGAATCGCATTAGCAATACCAGAGATGGTTTGAGCTCCACCGGAAACAAGCGCCGCTTGAACTGGATTTTTCTTCGCATAGGCTTCTGCCGCCAGATCGCGTTTGGCGGCCCTTTCCCGGTCCGCTATGGCCTCTATGCTGGTGTCGGCTGTGTTGACCCCGCGCCGCGCGGCGTCAAGGTCTAAGGCTCGTTGAACGCGCGCCTCTTCGCTTGGCGCGCGGTCCAGGTAATCGGACAACGTCGGCGCAGTGTTGGGAAAGATCACTGGCGCAGGAGGCGCGGCTGGGCCTGTACCGGGCGCGCGTGGTGCGGGGGTTACCTTTTTGCTTCCGGCAAGCAGACCCACCATGGTGCGGGTACCGGGCTGGTCGGTGTTAAGACGAATAGCCTCGTCTTCTTTTTGTACATCCAGCAAAATTTGTTGAGCTGCACGCGCGCGAACATCGGTTCCTTTGGCTGCTGCTTGCAAAGCGGCAAGGCGCTTCTCAGGCGGGATGTCAGCAAAGCTCTGGCGCACCTCAGCGATGAAGCCTGGTTGCAGCATGAAGCCAGGTTGCTTTGTTTTATCGGTGGTGTCTTTGAAAGTCCTGGCAACAATCGGCACGTACTCGCTGCTTGATTTAACTTCGGGCTCATCGGTGTAGTGCGGAGTGCCGGTTGCGTCAACGTAGTCGATTCGTTGAGCAGCGCGGCGCTGGCCAGGGCGGGTAGGCAATACTGAAGTATTTGCAGCAGGCGTCACCACCGCAGCAGGCGCTGGTGCCGCGACCGGCACTTCCACGCCAGCAGTCTTGGCCCGGGCCGCGATCTCGCGGTCAAGCGCAGCCTGGTCGCCTAAGTAGCGGACAGCGTCAGCCTGGTTGCCAGACTTCTGTGCTTCGGCTGCCAGGCGCTGGGCGTTCTCGCGCTCACGCTGCAAGATGCCAAGCGACTCCTGATCGCGTGCGACTTGGTCGCTGGCGGATACCTTGAACGGGGTTACATCTTTGCGGCCACCAAAAACTTCAGCGTCTGACAGATAGGCGGGTGAACTTTTAGCACCGCCACCAAAAACTTCTTCATCCGAAAGATAGGCGGCCATAGTTACTGGAGCTTCCAGCCTTTACCATCCCAAACAGCAGTCTTGCCTTTGTTTGGTCCGGCTTGAACAACTTGAGTCTCACCCACTTTATGCCCGCTTGTATCCGCCGCCGGGGGCGGCGTACCGCGCGCACCCAGGGCTTCTTTTTGCAGGCTGATCGCTTGATCGCGCATAGCGATTGCATCCGCACGCTGCCGGTCCCAAGATGCTTTGGACTCCGGTGTTTTGCCAGGTCCAAGATTGTCAAGCGAAGTGAGAGTTGCGTTGGCCGAGTTGATGATCGTGCTCAGGCGCTCATGCGTTTGGCCAGCTTTGTCTTTTCCGACTATTTCTGTCTCAGCTTTGACTTTGCCTGTTCTTGCGTTGATCTCTTCTGTTCTTGCATTGATCTCAGGAATTTCAGCTGCAATCTTATCGACTTCCTTTTTCAGGTTGGTAATGCGCTGGCGATGCTCATCAGCTTGCGCGTCGTATGATTTAGCTTGCGAACCTTTTTCAGCAATCGCTGCGGTGCCCACGGCGGTGGTTGATGTATCGCCTGTAAACACATTACGGGTCACATCGGAGTCACCTGCAAACGGCGCATGGCCTTTGGCGATTGCGCCAAGCTGGGCTGCTTTTGTGACATCGCCGCCCGCTTGGGCACCTTCCATGGCGTTGGTAACCAAACCAATTTGCCGACCTTCCGCAATGTTCTTTGCTTCGCTGCCAGCAACATAAGATTGTTGGATGTCAGACAGCATTTTTGACTTGGCGGCAAACTCTTTCTTAAATCCTTCGGGCAAATATTTTTCAGTTATTGGTTGGGGGCCGTAATTGTCGTCAGCCACCGTTCCGATTTCGCGCTCCTGTTGAAAGGCCGACATGTTACCGGTCTTGCGCGCGTTGTAAAACTGCTCATATTCGGGTACGGTCATACCCATTTGGCCAGCCATCATGTCGGCCAGCTTGCCGCCAGGAGCGATGTCTTCTGGAGCAAAACCCTTCATACCGCCGGTGCCGCCTTTTTGTTCAGCCGTGCGCCGATAGATTTCATTCTGGCCTGCTTGCCAATCGCGTTGATCTTGCTTTTGTTGTTCTTGCCAATCGCGTTGATTTTGACGTTCGTCTTCGCGTAAGGCGTGAGCTTGGCGCATTTCATAATCGCGCACACCCATAGAGCCAAGCGAAGTGCCAGCGGCAGCAATTCCTTGGCCTACTCCAGACCAAATCAATCCAGCTCCAGCCATGATTAAGCTCCTTGAGTAAAGACCGAAGGATCAACCTGGTCCATCGCTTGTTGCAATTTGGAAGTATTTACGCCGTTCTCGCCCAGGTAACGCAGCAGCATCATCTTGAATGCGTTGGCTGCATCGACTGGCGACAGGTCTACCTTGGCCGCGCTTGCGATGTCGGTCACTTCTTTCAGGATCGCCATGGCCAACAAGCCAATCATCTCGCGCGGCACCTTGCCGTCTGTGCGCTCGTCGACCGTGTTGGTTATTTCGTATGCGATGTTGGCCATGGTTTCGACTTTGTCTTTACCAGCGCGCACCTGCTCGGCAACGTCTTTGGCAGCGCCTTTCTCATACAAAACTTGAAGCGCGTACTTCATCGCTTGGACAAATTGAGGGTTGTCTTCGTTTGCTCCGCCCATTTGTTTTTTAATCACGTTAACCTCCCATCACGGATTGAACTGCGCCGTAGCCGGGCGGCAGTTGACCATACATTTGAGCAAACTGCGAGCCCGGCACATAGCCAGGTGCACCTGGCGCAACTTGAGGCATGTATCGCCGAGCCAAGCCAACAGGCATCGGAGCCGGGCCAGGAGCGGTTGCGTACTGGCCGGGTGCAAATAGATTTGAACCTACGTTGGCGTTGCGCAACTCTTGAGCTTTTCGCAATTGCTCGGCTTCATACTCGCGTTGCTCTTGAGCTGCTTGTTGTTGGCCAATACCGGAAATAACATGCCCGGCCACAGACGTGGCTCCGCTGATCAAACCATATTTGGCCAAATCGCTTTTGGGGGTCAGGTAGTCAAGTGCTTGCGAGTACCAGGGCTGTGTTGCGGCGGGGGCTCCTGCTGCCGTTTCAACAACCGGGGTGTAAGCACTTGCGGCTGCCGGGCTCAAAACACCTGGCGCACCGCTGGCAACTGCTGGAGCAGCACCAGCGCCCGATGCAGCACTGGACCCAACTCCACTGTAAACAGGCGCAGCCGGAGGGGGCGCAGAAGCAACAGACGCCGCTGATGGTGCCGCGCTAAGACCGGAGCCTGCTGCAAACCTGGCGGCGTTTGCTCCTGCATCGCCAGCCGCTCCCCAAGAACCGCCAATTGTGCTGGCTGCTTGGCTAAGACTGCCCGCCTCGCCAGAAGTTGCCAATCCCCAGGCGCTGCTTAAACTACTTGCGGCGCTCGATACCCCGGTCCCCATGCCACTTAAAAAAGACCCTCCTGCCCCCATACTGCCAAACCCTCCTGACAGGGCCGCACCTCCAAAGTAAATTGCGCCAGCAATGATGATGGCTTTGCCAATGTCTGAATCGTAAATTTGTTTTGCAAGGGTGCCAACGCCTTTGACAGCGCCGTCTACCGCGTCGCCAATACCTTTCAAAACACCGCTGACCGCATCGCCGATGCCGCCAAACGCTTGACCGATTTCTTTAGCCATACGTGACTCCTAAGATGTAACTGACCTGGCGCGTTTCACGTGAAAAGCCAAGCCGTTTGAGAAACTTTACCAGGCGGTCGTCAACACCTGGCTCCAATGAAAAGATCGCCATCTTGATGCCTGGTCGGCTCTTGACCCATTTGGCAAACTCGCGGATCAGTTGCAGACCAGCGCCCTTGACCAGCGTGTAGTACAGCAGGACCGAGCACTGCATGCGCTCAAACCAAAATCCCTTTTGCACGCACGCTGCGAATGCAGCAACAACTTTGCCGTCTTCGTCCTCTGCAACCCACATGAAGTGAGCCGGGTTCAAGCACAGCTTGGCAGCGGCTGTCATGCCTTCCTTGTCGATCTTGACCGGGATCGGGTCGTTGGACACGGACACGACCGCGATCTCGACAATCGCTGGCACGTCTGCTGGTGTGGCTTTGCGGTAGATCATGCTGGTGTTGGTGCGGTGATTGGCGGAATGGTGGTGCCGTAAAACTTGGACGCCCAGCTCATTTGGCTGTTGGCGTAGGTGACCAAGTTGTTGATCGCGGCCTTCTTGGCGTCTGCGTTCAACGTGCCGTCGGCGATGATTGCGTCCACACCGGCCATCGTGGTGTTGCTGATGTTCGCAGCAAACGTGGTCGGGATGTTGTCACGGTTCGCTGTGATCTGCAAACCAAGCTGCTTGAGCTTAGCGTCATTGTCCGCAAGCTGGCGCTTGTCGAGGTTGTTTTGCTCAATGCTGAATTGGCTGCTCTTGAGCGCCAGTTCTTGATCAAACCGGTTGGTAACGCCAGATTCTTGTAGCTTGGCTATGGCTTCGGTGGTGGCAAGCTGTTTGGCTTGCAAATCGGATTGACCTTGGCGTTGCAGCTCAGCCTGGCGGGCGGCAAAGTCGTTCTGGATTGTGTTTTGGCTGGCGGCAAAGGTTTGTTGTCCAGTCTGCAAAGACGTCTGCTGAGCACGGTCCAAAGCCGATTGCGCGCTGCTGAATGTTTGTTGCGCTTTTTGTAGATCGGCCTGAGCTGCCAAGCTCTTGTCTGTAACGGCAATTTGCTGAGCCCGATCCAATTGAGCCTGGGCGGAAGCAAAGTTTTGCTGAGCCTGCTGCATGGTGACCTGCTGGCCACGCTCCAGCGCGCCTTGCGCAGCGGCAAAGGTTTGCTGACCGGCTTGAAGGCTTGTCTGCTGTTCGCGGTTGAGCGCGTTTTGCGCAGCGTCGAAATCCTTTTGCGCTTGAGCCAAAGCAGCTTGCGCGCCGATGCTTTTGTCCGTAAGCGCGGTTTGTTGCGCGCGGTCCAAAGCCGATTGGGCCGAAGCAAAAGTTTGCTGAGTTGCAGTCTGGCCAGCGGTGAATTGCTGTTGGCTGGTTTGGAGGGCCGTTTGCTGTTCGCGGTTGAGCGCGTTCTGAGCCGATTCAAAATCTTTCTGGGCTTGGGCCAAAGCAGCTTGGGCTCCGATGCTTTTGTCCGTAAGCGCGGTTTGCTGTGCGCGATCCAAAGCGGATTGGGCAGAAGCAAAGGTCTGCTGATTGGTTTGAAGACCTGTTTGCTGTTCGCGGTTAAGCGCGTTCTGCGCGGCGTCAAAGTCTTTCTGGGCTTGAGCCAAAGCAGCTTGCGCTTGAATGCTCTTGTCGGTGACCGCGTTTTGTTGCGCGCGGTCCAGCGCAGCTTGAGCGGCTGCAAAAGTTTGCTGGCCGGTTTGAAGACTTGTTTGCTGAGTACGGTTAAGCGCGTTCTGTGCGGAGTCAAAATCTTTCTGGGCTTGAGCCAAAGCCGCCTGGGCTCCAATGCTCTTGTCGGTGATCGAGTTTTGTTGCGCGCGGTCCAGGGCGGACTGGGCTGCGGCAAAGGTTTGTTGAGCTGTGGCTTGGCCAGCGGTGAATTCCTGCTGGCTGGTTTGCAGTTCTTTTTGCTGAGTGCGATTAAGCGCGGTCTGCGCGGCGTCAAAATTCTGCTGAGCTTTTTGGAGGGCGGACTGGGCCTCGACGCTCTTGTCGGCGATGGCGGTTTGCTGGGCGCGGTCCAGTTGGGATTGAGCAGCAGCAAAGTTTTGGTTGATCTGGTTTTGCGAAGCGGCAAATGCTTGTTGGCCTGTTTGCAAGCCGTACTTGTTTTGTTCGCCAGCGTTAAATTGCCCGCCTGTGTTGACCGCGTTTTGGTTGCCTATAGCACGGTTGCCAAAAATGGAAGCGTCTGCCGCAGCAATAGGCGTAGCCCGGTCCAGCATGGCTGCCACACCGGCACCTTGAGACATCGAGCTGTTGATCAAGCCCCGCTGGGCCATGCCTTGCTTTGCCTGGGCACGCGCTTGTTGCATGAGCGGGCTGTCCTCGGCAATAATGCTTTGGAGCTGGCCAGCGGTCGTTTCTTTGGCCGTGTCGACCGTGCTTAGCTGGGGCGTGTACTGGGCTGCTGTTGGGCCGGGGTTGGGATTTAACGGCGAGACGTTGTTCGACGCGGGCGTGAGAGTGCCGGTGCTGTTCGCCGAAATGTCAAAAGGATTATTGGTCGTCGCCATGGTTTGCTCCACAAAGTGAAAAGCCGCTTTGCAGCGGCTTTTTGCGGGCGCACTGCCCCCACAAATATTTTACGTCAAAATAGGTTGTCACGCCAACAGCGCGCACTCGGCTTTTCGCCTCTTCTCCAAGCCGGGCAAAACCCGACCACCGCCTTTGGTCCACAACATGAGTTGCTCTTGCGCGCCTTCCCAATCCTGAGCGTTGATCTTGCGCTTCAGCGTACTGGTCTGAAGTCGGCCAATACCCAGGTTGTAGCAAAAATCCACAATGGCATTTGCCTTGCGCTCATCTGTGGCCAGAATTGGGCAGTTGCGCAAAACGCCTGGCAGGTAGGTGTGAGCCAGCTCAGATTGCAGCAGGGCGGCTGCATCAGGCTCGCTGATGGGCGCGTCGGCCAATGTGACCTTACGCCCATCCGAATAGTAGGTCGACCCATACCCGATGGTGGGAACGCCTGCCGGGCAGAGATAGGGCTTTGACTTAAAGCCCTCAAACTGCTTGCACAGGGCCGTGGCCAGGTCCAGGTTCATAGCCCGCGCTTGGCCAGAGTGCGATCCAGGAACCAGTAGTTCAGCGTGCCGCTGACCAGGGCAGCAAAGTCAGCCGACATCATCATCTTAAACACCACGTCAGGCGGCGCGCCGGTGATGTAGGAATTCCAGGCAAACCACAGGTGGACAAAGCTCCACAGAGCCAGAATCCAATAGGTGACCACAGGACGAACGCTGGCGGACAAACTGGCAGCCCAGCCACCTGCGGCCTTGGCCATCTCCGTTTGCTGCTCCACGGCGCTATTGAACGCGTCCACGACCCCGGTGTCGATGGATGCTTCGCGCTGGGCACCGATTTCGGCCATCTTCTGATTGCCGCGCAAAGTTTCCAGGGCGCACTGTTGCTCAAACATTTTCAGCTCATGCGCGCGCTCGTCTTTCTTGTCTATCCACTTGAGCACCTCGGGTGCCAAGCGGAAGATGCCTCCCAGCAGGGAGCCAAAAATACCGCCGGTTAATATATCAAACATGATAAAGCCCTTTCTTAAAAGCCACGATTGGTTATAACGTGAAACGTAACGCTGATCAAAGGGATGATGATGATCGACGCGCCGACGATCCACAGCGTGTTCATAATGATCGACACCTTCATCTCACGGTCCTTTTGTTTTTGCTTGGCGTCTTCTTTCTCCAAGAAGTCGCGCTCCTTTTTTAGCCTGGTCCTTTCGGCCATCATCTCTTCCCAGACCTGGGCATTGCCGCTGTAGAACAAAATGTCTTTCAGCTCTTTTTCATGTTCGCGCAGGGCCTTGGAGGCCATGGCGATCTGTAGTGCCTGTGCGCTGATCTGGGAATCGGTCTTCCCAATCGACGCTATGCGCGCCTTGGTGCTTGCTATGTGGACGGTGTCAGCGGCCTCATAGAAACTGGAGAACTCCTTATAAAGACCGTGGATGTCCTTCCCCAAGGCAATCGCTTTTTTATTCCGGCCACGGCACCCTGGGCCATTGCAAACGCTGTGAATGGATCAATCATTTTTTATCCTTCAAAAGCCAACGACAGACGTTACCATCTTTGTCTAAAAATTCATTGACTCCCAGCCTGTAGTTTGCAGGGACCTTCTTGCATTCCAGAACCAGCTTCATCTCGGTGCCGGGCCACGGGCTCTCAGCCGATGCAATTACCGGGGGTGGTTGATAAGGGTCCACAGCAGGCTACCCATGCCCAGCAGCAACGTGCCTGCCACGGTCAGCATGATGTGCTCCAGGCGCTTGAGCCTGGCGTTGATCTGTGAGTACCGCTCTACACAAACTGCTTCGTGGCT